TGTACCCATCGTCTTGTAAAGTTTTCCAGAAGTTCGTTAGAGGTTCATACAAATCATTCACCCAAATATCCAGTTTTGGATACTTTTTGGTGATATGAATTGCTACGCTTCCACCACCAAGAAAAGGTTCACGATACTCTTTATAATCACGAAGATCTGGAATATATTGATCTAGTTTTGTACAAGCGCGAGATTTACCACCTGGGTAGCGTAAAGGTGTTTTAAGAGACTTCATAATCAACAGGATGATACTTCAAAAATTCCCAGAAGGTAAGTTTCATTTCCTTATGGGTCATACCACAATGCTTTGCGGCAGCAGGTAGAGTCATTTTAGCACGAAACAGTGCTTCATTTGCCTCTTGAACATTTTGAGGTGTAGTTTTCACTCTTGGTTCTATTAATTTAGATTGATCAATTTTAAAAAAACTCACAGCGATTTTTCATAAAGTTTATTAGGACCTTTGTGAAGTAAAACTCCATCTACTTTTTGCATAAGTTGAGACATTCGTCCCGCAAGAATACGGTATCCAGAACCAACATATAATTGACCAAGGACTACAGCAACAGTAGCTGTGCCCCAAAAGACATAGTAAAAACGAGACTTTACTTGTGCTCTTAGTTTTTGATTTTTCATAGTACCAACTTTTTACTTGGTGTTTTTAAAACAGAATACATCTCTTCATATTGAGACACTACTTCTTCTTGGGTCTCACTGATGTATACAACATATTTTTTAGTAACTTCCAGTTCTTTACCCCTACCTTCCAGAAGAGGGGACCAAGGGGCAAACCCCATGGTACCAGATCCAGTGGGAACAGCAACAATAGGATTAACAATGACGATTGATTCGTCTTTTTCTTCAACTAGATCAGCGACAACATCTTCGCCAGACCACATACGAATTAGTTTAACATTCATTTGAATTCACACTCCACCATAATTTCGGTTAGACACGCAAGCATATTTATCTCTTGATCTGCTACGAACGCTGCCTGATACTGATACTTAGCGAGAACAAGGACAGCAGCAGGAATAGAACCAGGAACCAAGGCTTCGTAAAGAGAGTCATAAATGCGACGCAGAAGTACAGTAGTATCATTGTCCAGATTACTAACGATCCACTTTCGTACCTCAGCAAAGTTTTTAGTTTTGAGATTTTTGACCAGTTCATTTACAGCAACATCAGAGAACGTAGCAAGAATACCAGCATCAATCTTTCCACTGACTGAATAACGTTGAATCTCATTGAGAACACGACGCCAGTCAGGGAAATGCTTATTAACAAGTTCTACCAGGACCTTGTTATCATATTCAACACCTTCTGCACCCAAGATTTCTTGGAGACGTTTGAAGAACTGAGCGGCAATGACCTGGCGGTCTTTTCCTTTGATTCCAAACTCAACGACGGCACATCGCGAGTGCAAGGGTTCAAGGATTTTGTTCTTGTAGTTACATGTGAAAATGAACCTACAGTTACCAGCAAATTCCTCAATAAACGCCCGTAGGAGGAGTTGTACGTCGTTGGACGTATTGTCTGCCTCATCAATGATAATGACTTTGTGTTTAGCAGTTGCCGTAAGCGAAACGGTCGAAGCGAAGTTTTTCGCATTGTTTCGGACAGTATCGAGGAATCGACCTTCGTCGGATCCATTGATGACATAAACATCTGCTCCTAGTTCATTACACAGTGCCTTTGCTACCGTGGTCTTACCAATGCCTGGCGGACCAGCGAGAAGCATGTTAGGGATTTCACCCTTGTTCAGAAAATCTTGAAAGGTTTTCTTAGTTGATTCGGGGAGGATACACTCTTCAATAGTTTTTGGGCGATATTTCTCAACCCAAATAAAATCACTCATATTCATTCACCAAGATTGTGGATCACTGGTTTTTCATGGGCAAGTATACGATAAAGTTCGGCATCTTGTCCAGCAGAAACAGGAATAAATTCTGTATCTGGATTAAATTCATCATCACGAATCGCTTGATTAATAACAATCGATCCTTTTTCACCAGAACTACTGCGATGATATGTACCAATAGGAACAACCAAAGCACCGCTCTGACGATTCAAATGTACAATGTGATATGGAAACTTCCATTCCAAATTTACAAGTTCAAAGACTCTTTCACCTGAGAGGACACGATTATGGTCCACTTGATGATAGTGAATGTAGAACTGCTTTGCACCGATGACATCGTTTGGTGGTGAAATTGCTGGTCCTTCGTGTACCACAAGATCAGATGCGTTTGAATCATCTACACTAATATCATAGAACACAACATCAGGAGTTTCACGAAACACTCGATGTTTTTTGTATTGGACGTTACTCATAATCAAAAAATTCAGTTTGGTTTTTCAACTCTTCTGGAAGTTCAGTTGTCCAGATAAAGTCGCAATGGGTATCATCAATTTGAGGTTCAAACATTTCGTCAACCTCAACTAAGTATAGCATACTTGGGGTGTGAGTGGCTCTAGATTCATCAACATCAGGAAAAAAATAATTTGAGAATCCAATTGGTCTGAATAATGGAAAGTATCTTCCAATTTCTCTTTCTTGAACTCGTTTTGCAAATGCCTGAATTGTTTCTTTATATCTAAGCCTTCCACCAATAACCCAATAAACACCCTTTACAGGTTCTTCAGTTCTTTTAATAAGAAGATATTTGTCTTTACATTTGACCAAAAAATCCATGCAAAAAATAGGCATGGATTTTAAGATCTCTCTATATTCATTTTCAGGAATAAACATAATTACACCCAGTCAGGTTTACGTTCAGGAACACGAATATAATTATCTCTTACCCAAGGTTTAGATGCAATATACATTTTATACTTTGTGTAAATATCCATCGTTGTATCAGACTTGAATTGATTAGGTCCTGCAAATATAAAGGGTGTTGGACCTTTTCCAGATCTTCCAGCAGGATCACCTGCAGGAAAAATTTTCTTTGCATATGCAAGTGTCGGAAGACAAGAATGAACTTTTTGATACCTATTGGAATATTCTTCACATAGGGCAAGTCCATGGTTAATCAACCAACACCAATTCAAAACAAACTCGTTTGCCCAAATAGTGCAAGGATGATTACGAAATGCACCTTTATCAGTTGCATATGGAGTTCCATCTTTTTTTGGAAGGGTTCCAAATCCATGCCCCCACTTATCAGATGCAATGATAGAGAGCATCTGACAACACTCTAGTGGCATCTTAACAATGTGCTTATCAGGAAGCACAATAGCAGATTTATATGGATCTGGATCTGTTACAAAGATATTCATGAAAAGAACTGCATCAAATATGCGACACCCCATTTTAACGTATCTGATGGGATATCATCTACATTTTCTTTAAGAATTTTAGCAGCATTAACAAGTCGATCTATTCCACAAGCTTGTGCGCTTGCTTCAGAAATTCTCATAAACTCTGCAAAATCCTCATCACTACCTTGCTTAACGCCACTAATGTAATAATCTCTTGCCTCACGCATGAGTTCTTCAGTTTCTGGAGCAAAAGTAATAGTTTCCTCTTTAAGAGGAATTGACATATTTTTGATACAAGACATGCTAAACTTCATTGCCCTTCGCGTATCTTCAACAGGAAGAGCATACTCTTCTTCATCACGAAATGCATGTTGAATAACACCATTGGTGCATTCCATTACACGCAAAACTGCGATTTTATCCAGTTCTTCTTCAGGAAGATTACTGTAAATAGTTTTCCAATCTTTCATAATACAAATTTACTAACACTGATTGATAGTAGAAAAGTCAACATTATAACAAGATCCCATGCTTTTGTTCTAACAAAATATGGAATCGTAATTAAATCTGCAATGAAGTGCAGTGCAACTCCCCAAAAGGAGCTAATGTGAAGGATGACGAAATAGGCAGCAATGACCATAATGCTGCCCGCAATTCGCATCCTAACTAGTAGTTCATCCAAAGGTAGAATCAGGCTCCAAAGCAATATAATAGGTCAAACTATACTTTGTGTTGGTAAATTGAGACAAAAGTTTAGAAGAAACTACAACGTCGTAAGCACCAGGAATAATCTTGATGTTTTCTACTTTGAAGTTAAAAGTGAACTCTTTATCAGTTTCACCAACAACAATAGCATACTCATTAGAAGTATCGTTCTTCTTGTCGCGTACAACTAGTTTGATAACTCCAGCCTCACCGATAGCAGAAAGATCGGGCAACTGATACACTGCAGCAGCTTTGATTAGTTTTTCAAGAGAGGAACTATCTAGTTGAAAACAAACGTCCTGAGTAGGAAGTTGGATATCTTTCTCTGGGGGAGAAATGATAACATTTGGGTCTGCAAAGAAATACTTAACACGACGCTTACCTTCTTTAATACTGAGATAAGAATCTTCCTTAAAATCTAGATCAGGATCCTGGTGAAGACTAAGACCATTCAGAAACTGATTAAGATCGTAGATTGCAAAGTCCCGAGGAAAGTCTTCCTTAATATCTGCTTCGGCAAGAATATTCTTAGCGACAGAAATAGTACGGAGACGATTACCCTCTTTCACCAAAATAGAATTGTTAATACCAGCAAAATTCTTAAGAATAGTGAGGGTGTTGTCGGACAGTTTCATGTTGTTAGGATTCAATTTCATCACTGGGGGTAGGTTTCGCGCTTGGCGTTTTTGTCGTTGAAGTGCATCAGAAGAAC